TAATGTTCTCATTATCAGCTATCATTTTGATGTAGCGATATACTGGCCCTGCAGCCAACAAAGCCATGTCTATTTGAAATTTTCCAGTTGCGACACCCTGCAACAAAAGCCCTGTGACGATGTTGGTCAAAGGGCGTTCTAGTTCCATCATAGAGAATACAAGCTCTGCAGTTTCTTCTTCCTGCATCTTCCCCATGACATACTCTACAGTAGCATCCACAGTCTCTAATTCAGGTGGTCTATGCCAAGGATAATTACGCTTATCGGAGAGAAAGTTTTCACCAGGAATAGGCCCTGCGTTTCTTACATTAAGCATCGTCTTCCACTTCCTTAATTTCAGGATCATCAATCTCTAGCTCTTTCTCTAGTTCATCAAAATATTCCAGAGTGTAGAGCATCGGCTCACCCGTTACTTTTTCTAATTCTTCAGGTATTTTACCATCCATGTAGGACTTAATAGATTTAACTACTGCTTCTTGAAATTTCATTTAATGAGTTCCTATGCTAAACCTGCGGTGTATTTTGCTGCCACTACTTTGGTAATTCCGCTAACTAGAGTGCTAAACCAACTGCTACCGCCACCTGATTGGGATTCAGCATCCATTTCCCCAAGTAGCAATCGCACCGCCAGTTCTTCTTCTGATTGTGCGCCCTTGAACAAGTAGTCGAGTACTATATCAACTTCATTCCATGTACGGTTTAAACCTTCCTGACTGAGGCCAAGAATAGATTTAACATCTGTAGCTGCAGCATCGAAAGTCAGGCCAGTATTTTCGCTCTCTACTGACCTACGCCATCCTGCATTTGACTCATCGATTAACCACTGCAAGTTAGTTGTGAACTCTTGCCGCCTGTTTTCTAAAGTGGCGTGAAACTCTTCGAAGTCATTAATTTCTCCAGAGTTGAACATCTTAATATCGGAGTTGAGTTTTTCCATAAAAGTCTGTGCTTCTAAATCAACTCCTGCATAAAATTTCTGGAAGTCAGCTTCAGTCTCGAAGACCATCCTGTTTCTAAGATTATTCTCTGACGTTTGAGTAAATAGAGCATCCACTTTACTCTTTACATTGATCATTTCAGATTGTTGCTCATTAGTCAGGTTAGTCATATTCATGTCTAAAAAAGCTTGTGAATTATGTTTAGAAGATCTTTCTATGACACCTAATTCAGCTTCATCTAAACCTGCCATCGTTGCAGCTTTTTGAATAATCTGTTCTTGTTTATTACTTAGGTTTGTTGTTGTTAGAGTTTGAAAAAATGCAGCTTCATCTTTTGCTACTGACAAACTTGCTTCCATCAAACCTTTAGACAGAACCCCCATCTTTTGAGTTCCAGTAAGGCCGCTAAATGCCATGTCGGTAGTTAGACTTCCGTATACACCTTGCGCCCAACTTGGTATCTTAGGGTTACCGTTATTATCTACAAATTGCTCACTAATCAGATCCATCTGACCTAGTATGGTAGCCTTACTATCTACATAGTTTCCCTCGCCCAAAGCTTCGGCTAGTAACTTACCATCTACTGTACTTGTATTAACTACACTACCAAACTTTTGAACGGCATAATCATTAAGAGCTACGCCTGTATAATTAACTGTACCGTCTTCGTTAACACCCGTACCTAAACCTTTTTTATCTAGCTTAAGTTCGTCTTTATCTACAAGCATATCGTCAGTGACGGTTCCCTCAATCGCCTTGACGTTAAACTTTTCGTTATTAAGGTCACTCAAAGCAGAATCTACAGTTAGGTCATTCAGGGGCTGTTCCGTGGGAACATTTATTTTAACATTCCCATCGACTGTAGATACCGTAGCCTTGTCTAAATCTCCTAGCGCATACTTTGAATCATCAGGATTTAGCATTGTGCCTAATGCATCAGGATCAACTTGTATTGTTTTTGCTATTTCGGAAAGATTAGCCCCACGATCTGTAAGAAACTTAGCAGGATCTTTTAGCAACTCCTGTAGGTCTTCTTGGCTTTTAATAAAACCAGAAGTTTCTAACATTTTTAGAATGTTATCTTGCGAGATTTTACTTTCCATAGACGCAGTTAAATCATCACCTGCGTTGGCCCCATCGACAGTATTATTTACACCGCTTTGGCTATCGTCACCGCCGCCACCTGAACCATCAGAGTTTGCTTTTACCTTAAAATTATAAGACGCAATATCATCGTCATTTAATCCTAACTCTTTGAGTTCGGCTGTAGTTAGATTTGGTTTATTATTTGCGAGGCTTGTAATCTTAGTTCTATGATTGAAGTCATCGACAGCATCTTTACCATACTTTTCTAAGAATTTTTCTTCACTAAGTATTAACTTATCAAAGCCCATTGATGCGTCATTAGCGATACCACTGGCTGCGTTAGTTGCTGTATCAACAAAATTTGAAACCCCATCAGAAACGCTATTTGTTACCGCATTAAAAGCTGTACCATCATTTCCTACAACAGCGTTACTATCATCTACTGCCTCATTAGTATCTTTATTTACTAATTTACCATCAACATATTTGGTATCATCACCTGGAGTAAAAATATTGGCTAGAGTTTGCTGAAATGTGTTAGCCATCAAGGTTATCCTTTTCTTGTTCGCAGCTACGGATACGATCACGCAGTTTTACATAATCAGCTATTGTTTTAGGGATAGCTTGGTAGCCCTCTGGCAGAGTGTCTAGCTCCTGTGCCAGTGCTTCATTATAATCAGTTGAGTATGATTTAAGGGGTGGACAGTAGACTTCTAAATTAGTCCTATAAACCGTCTTTTCGCAGCCTGTCAGTAAGACCGCTACGAGTATCAAGAGAACCGTCTTCTTCATGTTCAGCCATTGCCTTATAAAAATCTGTAGCCTTTTCTTTGGCTTTTATTTCATCTTTTAAAATCTTGTTTTTCTCTGCGGATTTACCTTTGACCCGACCTACGATGTACAGGATGGGCAGGGCGATAACTAAAGCCGCAATGATTAGGTCTTTGATTTTGCCAAAGATGCTAAACATCTACGCCATCCTTTTGGTCTTTCCATCTTGCGAATGCAGCCAATGCTATGCCGCCCACCGCACAGATTAAGAAGATAGTCTGTAGATTTCCTGAGTAAGAAGCTAATCCCTCAAGCTGACCTGCTACTTCGTTTAGACCTGTGGCTGCACCTGCAATACCAACACCTGCCATTGTTTTAGATTTGGCGAGTGGCTTCTTGTCTTGAACCACAGGCTTTTGCGGCATCGATACATCAGGATCATCTGAAGGTAACTGTGCATCTAAAGTAAATAAAGCTGCCTCTGCAGAGCGTCTACGAGTAAGCCCGTTGAGGGGTTGTAGTTTACCATTAACCCGTGCCTTATTCCAACGCATCAATTGTGCAGGAACTGCAGAGTAATCTCCTGCATTCAACTTTTTCCGTAAGGTTGAGCTTGCAAAATTAGCAGAGCCAAGGTTGAAGCAGAATGATACTAGAGCATCGAACTGGTATTGGGTTAATGGTACGGTCACAAGGTTTTTAACCTCACGCTCGAAGACCTTCAGATCATCCCGTAGAAGCTGTTCTGCTTCGTCCTTTGTGATCCTCATATTCTTCTTTACGCCTTTGCAGTGACCAAATCCAATCGTTAAAACATTAGCCACGCAGCGATATGGAACAATCATTCCATCGTCTTCTACTTTTGCTAATCCTTCGAATTTTTTTATCAGGTTTATGCCCTGATCAGATATTGTTTTAGGGTGCATATTTTATCCTACTGTGTTAAAGAAACTGCCATCCCTACTCATAATTCCACTCTCAACCGCTGCCCTTCGGTTTACTAAACTCTGAGGTGATTGATCTCCCGTAGCACCACGAACATTTGCATTGGTGTACCCTAGTTCATCCATCTGCTTCAGGAGTGTATTGACGTTGATAACACTTTGATTGAGTAAGCCACCCTGTGAGTTAAACTCAGCCATTAGAATATTACTTTGCTCATCCATAGCACGTCTGGTTACGTTACCATTGTCATCTACACTTTCTCTAATGAGCTTTCCTTGTGCATCAAAAGATGTCGCAAGTTTTGTATATTGCTCTCTAAGACCGTCAGAAATGTTAATGTCTTGTTGAGATAAAATATTTCTCACTGTATCAAGACGCTGCATAATATCGCCTTGTTGTGCAGCTTCATCACTTGTAGCTGCATCCATGCCAGTAGCTAGAGACTTAATGGCTTGAGTGTAGTCTGTAGCAGCCGCATTTTGAGCATCTGTTACTGTTGAAGTTCCTCTTGCTACACTATCTCCTACACCCCTTACCTCAGAAGTAGTATCTGCAAAACCTTGCCCCATATCGCCACGCATACGGTTAAAACCGCCTACAACTGAGTCCTGTAATTCTGCACGGGTTTGATTAGCTAACTTTGTATTTGCATCATACGTGTCACGAAAATCAGTGAAATTACTTTGTAACCCACCAACATCTTCCATCAGGGTGGCTTGGTTGCCTGAAAGACCTTGGTAGTATGTATCGGCTCTACCAGACATATCATTTAAATATTGTTGTAGTTTACCTTGGCCCCCTAGAACGTCTGCAGATAACTTATCACGATCTGTTTGAGCGTCTGCAAATCCAGTGGTCATTGCCGTACCTGCATCAGTAAAACCTTTATTTACTGTGCCAGTAAGATCTTTAAATCCCTTTGCCTGTGTGCCTGATAAATCGGATATATCGGTAGCCAACCCACCAAGGGCAGTATTAGCATCTGCAACGCCTGTTTTAACTGTGCCTAGATCCGTAGCTATGCCACCAATTTTACCTGTATCTTCTTTAATAGCATCAATATTTTTCCCCTGACCTGCTATATCTAAACGAATAGTGCCTGTATCTGTTAATACATCACTGAAGCCTTTTGCCATAGCATCTGATTTAGCCAAGTCTGAAGTATCAATTGTGGTACTAGTTACATTAACAGGCTGAAAATTTGCAAACCCTGCATCAATCTGAGAGCCTAATTTATCCTGTCCACCTATAAGGGTTTCAGTATCTCCCTTAATAGTGTCCGTCACATCTACTTCATTACCACCATAATCTACCGATTTTGTTCCTGTAGTAACTTCACCAGTTTCAGGATTTACAGATGTAGTTGGTAATGTCATTGTACCCGTACCAGAGGTAACAGTACCACTTTCGGAAGCTGTACCTAAAGTATTTTGTATTCCAGTACCTGCTTCTACAAGAGGGGTTACTGCAGTATCAACAACGTCTTGCACTTCACCTTTTGAAGCTCCACCGCCACACATATTATATTCCTTTCTTGGTTATAAAACCTATTCTGTTGTATTTTTTCTTTTGCAAAAATTTTTCAAAAGAGGGGCTGTAAGCTCCTGAAGAAGGGGCAATACATATTTCCATTGCTCCCCACTTTTTTGCCCAAGTTTCAAACTCAACAATTGCTTTATTCAAAAACTTTAAAGTAAATCTTCTGTCGTTTGGATTTACATAAATAGCCAAATCAGTAGCGATACGATTTTTGCTAAAAAAGTATTCTGATATTTCTCCGCAGAATGCTCCAAGAATAATTCCATCCTGTTCACCCACCGTCATAAAATACGGTTTAGTGGGGTCTATACATTTTAGAATTATCTGGCGAACTTTGTCTTCATCGAAGCCGCAATCCTTAAATAAACTATTTTGTTGGAAGTCCTTTGCCATTGAAACTATGGCAGAAATATCCTCTTTTCGAGGAAATCTCGTTATTAGCATAAGTTTTTGATTTTCCTGAATAATATGGCTGTAAGTATACCATTTTAAAGCAGAGGTTGCAAGGGGTTTGCTTTGCTATATTCACTTGTTTTCTATTCTTATAGCAAGGTATTTTGCCTGATTTTGAGTATCCATTGTAACTTGATCCCCAAAACCATAAGTGCTATTTGGTGCGCCGCTGCCACTATAATGAATAACACTAGATGAATTATATTGACCAGTAGTTTCAACATACATTGAACCTGCCGAACCATTGCCTACGCCAGAAGGAACGCCAGAACGCCACCCTAAATAGTAATCTCCAGTAGCAGGGATCACCGAATTACCAACCGAAGGGCAAGTATTTATGTCTTTTGTAACAACAGTTGCATTAGTACCAGTACTATCATCTATTCTAAAGGCATAGTGAACTGAAAAAGTCTTGGTGGAATTATTTTCTAGTTTAAAAATAATAATATAAAACGAGTGATTTGAAGACGCCAAAGTTTTATATCTTATTACTTGCCTACTTACATCTTGTCCTGCTGTAAACTGATAATCACTTCCTTGGTCTACCCCAGTGTATCCATAACTACCTGATGAAAACCAACCACTGTTAGCATTAACCATCCCAGTGTTATAGTATCCAACAGGAAAATTACCATCAAGAACAGGATCAAGGTTACTACCGCCAGTACCTCGACCAAAACTCCGCAAAGAGCCACCGCCTATAGTTCCCAACATGGGTGCATATAAAACCTGTGGTTTTTTAGGAAAAATCATTGTGACTATCTCCTATTAAGCAAACTGAGCTACTGAAGCCAAAACTGTGAATGTCGCTGAAGCTGTTTTGATTATGGTAAAGGTATATACATCAATACCAGAAGCATTACCTGATGTTGGTGCGCTACCGCCCTGCCACTTTGGAGTGACTGCATTACCGTCTACTTGATAAGCATTTAAGTAGTAGGCTGATGAACCTTGGGTCATTAATACGGCTACACTCATACTTTGACCTACAGCCAACATATCATCTACATTAACTGAACTATCGCCTTGAAAGTTAACTGTTCTATTAGCAGTCTGATTTACGTTACAAAATACGACAGCTTGATCAACCATATCTATGACTAAATTGCCAGAAGTGGTTGAGTTAATAGTAGCCGTTTCAATAACTTCATCGATCTGTAGAGTGCCGCCAACGTCTAGACCTTTGTTGGTTGTCCACTTGTCACCAGTACTGGCATAATTGAACGTAGCTCCTGCACCATCCACTGTCAGACCTGCACCGTTTGCAGCCGCTGCATTAGCCGCACCGTCAGCCACAGTGATATTCAAATCGTCTACTGATAAAGTTGAACTATTGATTACTGTCTGGGTTCCGTTGACCGTTAAATCCCCTGATAATGTCAGCGAAGTTCCGTTGACTGCCCCAGTGAATGTAGCCCCTGAGAGTGGTGCGTAGTTTGCACCTTGGGCTGCTACGGCTGCTACCTGAGTGTTACCTTCTGTGGTCACCCTAGCCACCTGAGTATCACCTTGATTGATTACGTCTGAAACCGCTGTACTGACGTTCAAAGCCTCAAGAGTTTTACCTAAATACACAAGGTCTTTAGGATCAGTTGTGGAAGACGCTAAACTCTGCGCCTTTGTGTCAATCGCATTGATTAACGTAGTAAAATTTGTATTTGTTGTTGGCATTTTCTAGACCCCTAAATTGAGTAAATTTTCGTCTTCAAGAGCCGTTACCTTTTGGTTTAGGCTGATCTCAGAAGTGTTGTAATTTGGTTGGTTAACATTGAAGTCTGAAGCAGATGCTTCGCCTTGGACTTCGGCAAGGGAGATTTTTGAATCTCTCATTAAGTCGGCTAAAAGCCTTGCTTTAGACATGGTTGCTACCTTTTATTTAAAAGTGCGATTTAAACTAAATCAAACACAGCAAAAGTGCCTGAATTTGCATGAGATCCTGTTAGAAGTTTTTTGTTTTTATAATCAATCATACAAGCGTATTCATAAGTAGGTATTTCAAAGTCCTGACCATTTACGCCATAACCCCCACCATAAGATGTACTTGATTTCATAACCCAACTTGAGGCTGTGCTACCCTGTACTTGTGGGTTTAGCCTAACAATACGACCACCATTACTGTTGCTTCTATAATTCTCATAAATATATCTATACCCACTATCATCCATACCCATGTAAGCAGCCCCATAAGAAGTATTAGCCTCATAAGTGCTGTCTGTAAGGCTTGAATCTTTAACCCAATAAAATTGGGCAGAACCGCCATCAGCTATATTTGAGTCTGAGGGTAAATCTACCTTAATCCATGTATTAGGGCCATCGTAAGTACCATTTCTAGCTTTTACAATTAAACCACTACCATCATACATAATGAAGGCATATTCGCCATTAAGCCAATTTGCTGCGCCAGAATTGGTTTGAAAATTAAACCCAGGGGATAACGACCCCGACATTTGACGGTAGCCTAAATGCTGCATATACGTACTTGAACCTAGTGTAGCATCCCAAAAACTTAGCCTTCTTGGGTAACTGGAATCATCATAAGAAGCAACAAAGACAGGAGTATTATCGCCTAGATAGGCAAGAGTCATAGCTCTACCATTTGTGTTATTAGAATTAAAGGTAGTAGTGCCGCCCATATTATAGTAGCTAGTTACACTTGAATTAGTTACTGGGTTTGGATAATTACTGCTTTGACCTACAAAAGATTGATATGTTTGGTTAGGATACGCTTTATAAACTCTACCATGATAATGGCTTAAATGCCCTTGCAGACCATTCCAATCAGTGTCTCCTGTTGTTATATTATAGTTAGAAGCTCTCTCACTGTCAGTCATATCAAGATGTGAACCATCCCAACCATCATAATCTAGACCCCAATATCCATAGTCAGCACCACCACTAGACCTAAACCCATTAGCAGACCCACCGCCCATTGTAGCTAACATGGGAGCGTATAATATTTGAGGTCTTTTTGGAAATATCATTGTATTTACACCTTATGTTTTATACTGAGTAACAGAGCCATGAATAACCAAATGGTTTGATGCTATTTTGAAAATTGTGAATGTATAAACATCACTACCAGTAGCGTTCCCTGCAGTTGGCGTACCCCCTGCATAAACTCCACTTACTTGCGTTCCATCGATCTGTGTTTGGTTTAAGTAATAAGCTGTACTTCCTTGCTTCATTACCAAAGCAACGGTAATACTTTCTCCTACTGCCAATATGCTATCTAAAGTTGTAGAACCATCACCTCTAAAGTTTACTGTTCTGTTAGCAGTTTGGTTTGTGTTAAAATATTTTATAGCACCATCCAAAACATCGAAGTTAATAGTTCCAGTTGTAGAAGTATCTACTGCTACTTTTTCTTTTACCTCTTCTATTTGAAGAGTACCGTTAATATCTGCCCCAGTAGCCGTAACCGCACCAGTAACATCTAGTGGCTTATTCATCGTCCACTTATCGCCAGTATTGGCATAGTTAAATGTGGCTGAAGCCCCTGCTACCGTTAACCCTGCGCCATTTGCAGCGGCTGCGTCAGCGGCTCCGTTAGCTACTGTTATATTCAAGTCAGCAACGTCTAGAGTTGTACTGTTTACTGTGGTTGTAGTACCTGAGACTGTTAGGTTTCCACCAATGGTGACGTTCCCAGAACCGTCCTCATTGACTAGAGGTATCCAGTTGCCGCCATGAGCATAATACCCTTTGCCAGTGCCATGCACATGTGCGAACATGCCGTGATATGTTGAGGCGCTTGGAAGGTCAGATAGTTGTGAGTAGACATTTGCGTAGGTTATTTTGTTAGAACCAAAATCTACGTCACCAGTGAAGGTAGCACCAGATAACTGAGCATACCCAGACCCTGCCGCTTGTACGGCTGCTACTTGGGTATTCCCTTCGGTGGTTACTCTTGTAACTTGAGTATTACCTTCAGAAATAACACTGTTTACTGTTACTGTTGGAGTTAAGGCTTCAACGGCTTTTCCTAAAAGAAGAAACTCTTTTGCGTCCGTTGTGCCACTTGTATTATTTAATTTAGTGGTAAGGTTTGTTTCAACCGTTGTTGTGCTAATTGCCATAATTAAATTCCTGCTAGAGCTAGTGTTTCCACATCATCGATGAATGCATCGACTTGGGTTTTGTTGTAGTGATCCGCTAGTGCAAAGGTTCCAAAAGAAACAATTGAGATTGAATCTCCTGTTGCCGCTGCGGAGCCTAGGATCACATTCGCACCGTCAGTGGCTGTAAAATCGGATGGTTGTAGTTTCACACCGTTTAAATAAACATCGACATAAGTCGGATCATAAACGGCAGGGAACGTAGTTAGTGAGCCGCTAGTGTAGCTTCCTGAGTTAGTTCCTACGATGTAGTCTTTGCGTTCAGCCGTACCGTTAATAGAGCTACCTGCCGCCTGAAAACCGCCTGAACCGTATACTTTCATTACGTTGTTGGTAGTATCAAACCAAAGATCACCTAATCCTACATTTGATCCACTAGGTGCAGTTGCTCCAACAAAGTATGTATCGGCAAAATCTTGAAAATTATTGATGTTATTAGCGACTGTCGTAATTGCAGCCGATGCCTGTGCCAAGGTATTAATATTGTTAGTAGGACTTATCTGCCCTGCAACGGTATTAACATCTAATATGTTGTTTGCTATCGTTCCTACGTCAGCTTGAGTGGCCCAATATTTAGCTGAGAAATTTGTGCCATCGACTGTTCCAGAGGTCTTAATAGCCCAATCTTGCGCTAGGGTAGCAGAGGTAGCTGCATTTGACTCAGAGTTGGCTGCGTTGGCTTCACTGGTAGCCGCTGCCGCTGCCGAAGCAGATGCCGCTGTAGCCGATCCAAGAATGCCATCAACATACGTTTTGTTTGCTGCGTCTGTTCCTGCCGTTGGTGTACCCAAGTTAACGATCTTGTTAGTACCCATCGCAAGTTGACCAGACATACTGTCACCTGATCGACTGACTTGTAGCGCATCCTGAGTATCAACGTATGCTTTGTTAGCAGCTTCAGTGTTAGCAGTTGGATTTGGTAGCCCAGTGACTGTGGCATTGGACATAACCAGATCACCTGTCATGGTATCGCCAGTGTCTGCTACTTTACCTGCCAGAGCATTCGTCATGGTGGTGCTAAAGTTAGCATCATCACCTAGAGCCGCTGCGAGTTCATTTAAGGTATCCAGAGTAGCAGGAGCCGAAGCTATTAGGTTCGCAACTTCGGTATCGACATAGCCTTTTGTTGCTGCATCATTTGTATTGGTAGGTGTTGTTAGGTTGGTAATCGTACCAGTAGTACCTGCGTCCATATTCAGAGTGCCGTTGATGGTCACATCATTGAAAGTAGATGATCCAGTGTTAGCTGTTACGTTACCAGTAATCCCACCCTGTAAGTTACCTTGGAGCGTTCCATTTATGGATACGTTATTGAAGGTAGATGTACCAGTGTTAGCTGTTACGTTTCCTGTAACATCACCATTAATATCCCCAGTAAAACCATTGTTTGCAGTAACTGTTGTACCAGTAATCGGGGAAGCAGTGTTGCCACCAATTACGGTGTTATCGATTGTACCACTGTTAACGTCTGCTTGGGCAAGGGTTGATAGGCCAGTTACTCCAAGAGTGCCGCTGAGTGTGGCGTTAGAGAGTGTGGTATTTCCTGTAACTCCTAGAGTGCCGCCTACAAGGGCATTACCTGCGAGGTGAATGTCTTTGTATTTTAAACTAGAGGAGCCGATGTCCACAGTGTTTGTTGTAGCAGGAGTAATAGTATTAGTTGTTACTGCTACAATCTCATGCCAAACGGCTGCAGAAGCTGTATTTACCGCACATACAAAAAAGCGGTTTGAAGAAGTATTAAGCCATATATTACCAGGAGCGTATCCTGCATTGACATCGTCTGTAACAGTCGGGTTTGAAGTTGCTTGAACATTGTTCTGACCGCCTGTTCCCCCATTTGCAGGGAGTAAGTAACCAGAAACAGATGTCTGTAGATTAATCTTTGGAGAATTTCCTGTAGTACCGTCATGTGAATGCCCTGTTGCTCCAGAAAAAGCACTTTCGATCTGGTTAAACTCTGCAATTAACGGGGGTGCAGTTATCTCTGCGCCATTGATAATATCAGGTGCGGATTGTCTTGTGTAACCTGCCATTTATTATCGCCTTCCTGAAATGCTAAATTCGAAAACTAAACCTTGGATAGAAAAAGGTTCTGATTTACCTACTGTGACGAAGGTGGCTCTTGCTGAAAAACCTGATCCTTGAACATCTGTGGTCATTATCGGTTTTGAGTTACCACCATACAGGATGTTTGCTCCTGCGTAGTTTATATTAAGACCGCCGTATTCAACGGGGCCACCTAGACTTTCTTGAGAATAACTGGAAGGGCGTTGTGTGTTATAATCCCCCCAATCATAGGCCATAGATAAAAAAAGTTTTACTGGCCCTTCTGCACGGATGAAGGTATTAACCTTCCTCATGGTCTTTCGTACTTCAGTGTCTCCAAAGTCTAAGTATGGAGTTGCATATACGGAAGTTATATCGGCTCCGTTAAAACTGATGCCTTTTTCTTGGCGATACACCTTACCGTCATAATCGCCGTGAAGAACAAACTCTTCCCTGCCTATGTAATCACTTGTAGTACAGGAAGCCCGTATACCGTTAAGCTCACCAAACTCCCAAGAAATACCACTGTCTGCACTAGCTAACCCACCTATAATTCCGTAAGAGTTTGTAACTGTCTCTGTATCATCCCCAACGAAAAAACGGACTTGAGATTTAGATCTAATTACAACACCATTTATAGTATCCATGTCGTAATTTTTGATCATATTGACCAAGGTCACTTGGATTGCCTTGGATATAGTTTCTAGTTCTACATCCCCAATCCTAGAGGTTCCTGATACAGGTCTAAAACCATCAGGTGCTAGGAACATGAGATCTCCACCGATCTCTAAGACGCTATCCCTAGCTATGCAGCCCACATTAGCAGTAACTTGATCTATTACAAAATTGCCTGATGCAATGTCGGGGGATGCTTTTTTAATATTATTAGCACCGAAGATAAATAGATCATTACGAAACGGTTTTATCTGAACAATATTAAAACCTGGAGTAAGTATTTCTGAGCCAGAGTTTTGAAAGTCAAAAGGATTATCACCTACAGAATGATGTAATGCTGATAACTGAGTTCGATCACCGCCAAAGAATAAATGGTTTTCAAAAACTTCTACTAAAGCAGGTGCGGCACATATTTTTGTACCACCTGGACTTGCTGAAGTTCCTGCACCTGTGGGGCTTAACTGATACCAATTAACGCCATCAAAAAGTATCCCGTTATTTACACCATCGGCAAAAGCAATATGAGATCCATTACCAAAATCAAATTGTGCGTGTCTAATCTTAGTAACTGTTCGAACACCGTCTGTAGTATTCAGGGTTAGGCTGTTAGTCATTGCTACCCAACCCGATAGCGGAACGTACTTATAGAATTTGTAGGTGTTTGCGCCCGTATCTTTTCGGGCTGCAATTATATACGGGTTTCCAATATGCTCATTTCGGTAGATTGCAACACAGAGTACCCGACCTTCAGCAACACCTGCACCTACTTCTACGTTAATCCCATCTAGAACTTCAAAACCCTCTACTCTTCGGTAGCCACCGTAGAGACTAGGCTCATAGTTTACTAATCGTGTAGCTGCACCTGATGCAGCCTCTGAAAGAAACAGATGATTTTGATTACTGTTAAGTCCACCAGAACTTACCAGTTTAAAGGACTGTATTTCATCTGCCATTAGAACTTAATCCTAGTATCCCTTACATACTCGTATGAATTTATGTAAAGAGTTTGCAGGTCTTTTAATCCTGCAGAGAAAGCTACGAATGCTGCGTTAGCTGCATCCAAATTGTCCTTAAACATATACAAATGGTACAGCGCACCATCTACAATCACATTCTCAAAACTTTCAGGGATACGGGTTTGATCATTGTAATTTGTTAGATCAGCGTAATTTAAGAAATACCTAAACCTGACAGTATAAGCTTTATCAGGCGAAGGGGTTACACCAAAGCCTGTGCCATGCGAAGGAAATACAAAATCTGGTGCGCCTCTACCTGCAGAACCTGCGGTATAGTCGGCATCACGATGGTTTGCATACCACTCGTCACGCTCTATTGCTTTAAGTGTTTTAAATCCAATATTCAGACTTGAATTGGATTGTATCTGAAAAGTATTAAAATCTGCTATTTTAAAAAAAGCAGGCCAATCATATTCTGTCTGACCTGCGGTAAGAACTTGTGTATGCTCTGCGGCATTAAAGGGCCACTCAAACTCAGCCTGATTGATTTTTGCAACGGACGCTTTTACGGCGTCTTTTACTAAAGCTTGTACACCTCGTACTGTTGCAAAATCAGCTTGAGCAATTTCGACTTCGTTAAGTCTTCGAAGTACCATATTGCATAAATCTATGTAGGTGCTAGGCATGAGTGATCCTTAAAAGAAGGAAGGGGGCAAGTCTCCCTGCCCCCGAAAGCTATTACGCTAAGTTGTAGTTCGCTGTCATAAGAGCTTCAGGACGCAAGATTTTGCGACCATATAGCTGCATACCACGCACGATGTCTGCGAATGTGTCTGGAGAACGGAAGCTCTCAGTTTTCGCAATTTGGTCAGCCACGGCTACCGCTGAGTCATGACCTGCTACTAATACACCGAATGAATGCTCAGAGCCTGTTGAAGAGGCTGCACCTGCACCACCATTTAGGTATGGAAGGTTGTTTGAAACGTATACTCGCATACCACGAATAGTTCCTGGTAAACGTCCGTTTCTGATTTCGCCTTCGCCACCAAAGTCAGCGTTCATTAGTTTTGCGTCTTCGTCCATTAGTAGTTCTTTGAACACTGGATCGACTACACACCAACGACCTTCGGTATCCACGTTTGCTGCATCCATTAGTCGAGCCATGCGGCCTAAAACAGCTAATGGTGAAGTGATAGCACCTGTGCCACCACCTGCAGCTAGAGGAATAGACGTGACCTCACCTGCAGAACCTGAATCACCGCTTGCATCTGCAGAACCTGCTAGTTCTGAGCCACCAAAATCGCTTATATCAAGCTTATTATTTGCAAGTAATTCATCATTTCCTGCATTTGAATCGGCTTTTGAACCACCTGTGTCCAATGCGGTACGTCTTGACCACGCAGTACCGTTCCAATCCCAACCAGACATATAGCCTAGTACTTCACGGTCAAATGCGTCACGAAGTTTGAACCCTGCACGGTCTGTAGCTAGATCCATAAAATTTATGTGACTATGAGCGCTCTCTACATCATCGACTGCAAACTGAAAATAATTCGCTTCAGTTACAACCATTGTGAAATCTGCATCAGTCAAATCTTGTGTCGCAAGTGTTGTTCCACGAGCATATGAGTTGATAGTGATTTCTGGTTCTTTGATGATTTTTACGCTATCGCCCATATTTGCGATTTCACCTGCGTAATCGGTGTTAGTTACATCCTCTACAACAGAGGTGCTTCTGAAAGCCTTTTGGACTTTCTTGGAATAGATTACTGGGCTAAAATTACCGTTAGGTAAATTGCCGTAACCTGATGCGCTTGGAAATGCCATTGTTAATACTCCTTTTGAAATGGCAGGTCAGCTAATGCTGACAGACTAGATCAGAAGGTAACATTAAGTGGCAGTGCGTTTTGCAAGGGTGCATATGTATTTGCGGTACACATGGGCCTCGCTACACTGGTGGACTGTTTGTTTAAGTCTTCTGGTTATGAACGGGTTAGGGGTAGTCTACTGAGGCCCTATTCCGAAAAGCTTCATTACTAATAATTATAGCACAACTGCGCCACTTAGTAAATAGCTAATTAAGTTAGTGGCTATGCCACTTATCTTGCTCCACCTGAGACATCATAGATGAACTCACCTGTCTTCATTGACTCTAGGATTGCGGCTTCATTAGCATCATACTCTCTGTCAGACATCTTAGCTACCTGACTTTCTGAGAACTTCGCTTTTGCTTCGCCTTTTGGTGCAACTGAAGTGGAACGTCCAACGGCCTGTGCCGCTGATTTCTTTGACGTGGTTTTTCGCTTGCCTGTATCGGCTTTATACAAGTCGATAGCACGGGCCGCTGCCACGGCATCTGTGTTATTTTTGTAGAGAGCATCCTGTATATACATAGGCTGCATTTGAACCCACTCATGAAACTTTGGATCTTGCCGTATTTCAGGAAAATCGGGATGAAGCCTGTGTAATTCTTGTTCAGCTTCTTTTTTACTAATCTTTGTTTCGAGAGTTTTTAAATGGCCTAATCGTCTTTCCCCCTCTTCAAGAGCTTCGTTAGCCCTTTTACGGGCAATTGTATCAACGATTTTAGCAACGTCAGGATACTTAGAAGACCAATTTTCAATTTCTTCATCAGTTTTTGGAAACCTGATTTGACCTTTTGCAGCGGTATCAAGCTGTTCTTTAACTTTTGCAATTTCCTGATCCTTCTGTTGCATCAGTTGCTGCATATGCCTTCGAAGATCCCCGTATCGTTTTTTAAACGATGCCTCTTCTGGATCTTGAGGTTCTGCCTCAACTTGTGCTTGTTTTGCTACTTCTTCTGAATATGATAGATTTTCTTCAGCCTGTTCTTTTCTCTTATATTTACTCATGTTTTTCCTCTGGGGGCTTCTAGTGAAGGTAGCCCATTAAAATTTACACGATGAAAGCAACCTTTGGTTTCTTCACCATGCCGTACATAGAAGTCTTGGTTGAGTAATCACTTTCCTGATACTCTTCTGTTTCATTGACTTCTGGTTCCTCTTCAGAAACTTCCACTGAAGCCATTTCCACCTCGTTGCCCTCTGGCGTTTCCATTGTTTCTTCTTCGGAATCGCTCTCTTCTGGTTCCGACATATCTACTTCAGCAATTAAACCCATTGCATCCATAGCCATCAGACCCATTTTCGCTTCTTCCTGCATACTCATAATGTGCTTGAGGCCGTGCCACTTCACTACATCTGCAGGTAAAACGTATTCTCCCTGAGACAGCATCACTTCGATGTCATCCCTAACTTCATTAGCATTAGACCCAACTGGGATAGGATTGCCTGAGACAGGATCTACTGGCCCCATCATGCCATCCATACAGTCTCCATCGCAGTCACCGCCGCAGTCGCATGGCATACCACCATGATACATCTTTGGTTTTTCATCAGCCTCTGGATCATCAGCCATAGCTTTCTGGACAGCTTCCCCACGGGCTTTCTCGTAGGATGAAAGTTCTCCATCATTATCCAAGTCTGCTTTGTCTTCATCTAGTTGAAACTTTTTATCAGCCATTTCATAACCTTCTTTTGTATCAATACCTTTGCGACCTACCATCAATCCCCCCAGAGCCATTTCAGAAGATGAAAAAAAATTTGCTTCTGCGACTTCGGGGTAGGTGATCTGTATGTTGTGAGAAAAACGAGTATCTAGAACAGGCTCTTGTCCTTCATACCCACGGGTAAATGTGTGATTGCCTATGGTAATTGCATCTGGGCCAGTGAAGTCTGTGCCTCTGCCTTCAGTTGTCGAAGTGTTTTGAAAGAATGTTCTTCCCTCGACAGCATCTTCACCTAGTTGAATGTAATCTACAAACTCTTGTACTTGGCTCTCTAAATCTTCTTTTGGTGCAGGAATGTCGGACAGAGAGCCATAGGTTTCAATAGGCTCAAACTCACTTGAACTAAGAACCTCTTCTACTGTGTCGGGAAACCTATCAGAGGCTAATCTGTTTAAGATGACACCTCGAACCGCATCACGACCTTCCAAGCTTTCTCCACGGGCTTCAGCCCATACGATCTTTTCTATTTTTTCGATGTCGGAGTAAGGAAGTTCTGTGATAGGCCGTGTCTTTGGACGGGGGCTACTATCCACTATTCTGAACCTTTGATTACTTCACTTCTTAGGGTCTTAATTCTACGCAACTCAGCGATTGCACCTTGTATTTCCAAAATACGACTTGTGTCTTTTTGTAATTCTAAAAGGTGATGGAAATAACTAATACGGCTCTCTGCGTATTCATTCAGCTTATCCATCGTGTCTTTGTCGTTAACGAGTGGCAGTAAGCTGCGATATGTTTCTTTATCCATTAATTAACGGGGCCTTGCTGTTGTGGTTGGTTCCCCCCGTTTGCTCCACCACCCGATCCTGTAAAACCTTCGGCTGTTGGCTCTGGTGCATTGCCTGGAGCTATATTACCGCCCCCTGTGCCTGTTGGATCTTCAGGTGAAGGTACACCCTGTGCAGGTGCTTGTGGTGGCTGTTGTGGCATCATAGCCTGTATCTCTGCCATCATCTTAGCCTGAAGTATGGCTTCCCGTGGATCGTTAAGAATTTTGTCTTCATCCAGATCCATTGAAGCGGCAAGCTCTCGAAGGATGAAGTCATACTTAACAAATGGAGCCATCTGTTGATTAGCAGTCATTTGCATAAACTGTAGTAAGCGTTGGCTACGGATCTCGTTACGCATTAAGCTTTCCGTGCCACGGGCTTTTACATCCAAATCACCCTGAGTATATTCCTGATCAAAGTTGAACTGCATGTTGAAAGCAAACAAAGCTTTACCTAGTGGTGATAATAGATAGTCATCAATGTTTCGCACCACCGCCTTGATGTTTTGCGCTGCAGCGCCCATCAACATTGACATACCTGAAGCAGTACGTCCTACACCCATAACACCGCCTACACCGTGGCTGTATGAAGGTATGCCTGTAGACTCATCTGATAGCTGACGGGCTTTGTCGAACATCATTAGAAGTTCGTTAGATACGTTGGGGAACTTGGTTCCAAAGATAGATTGGCCTGGAGCACCTGCCTGTCTGCGGAAGACTTTGCCTGGGTATACAGATAGGTCTTGGCCTGGAACTAAGTTAGTTTCATCGATCTCTATAAGTAAGTTACCAGAGAGCGCACCGTTATCTACAGCCATCCTCATAAAGCCGTTCATCAACAGTTGCGTGTCTTCCATGTTTTCAGCAACACCAATACCGAAGAAACCATATGGGTTTAACTCGTAGGGAACTGCAGTGTATGGAATGCGTGTTGGAGTAAACGGATTGATTACTAGGCGTAGTATTTGTCCATTACAAATCCAAACATTGACTTGAACTTGATCACGGTCTGAGACTTCATCAGGTAATTCTAGATCAGCTTGCTCTGCAAGGTCAGCATCCATAACTCCCCAGTACTCTAATACTTCGTATCGATCAGGGCTTTCAGAGTTGTTGGTTTCATCTAACGCATCTTCCCAATATTCTCTCTGATATTCGGGGCCGTAATCAATTGCCAGTTCTATGCTTTCATCACGAAAGTGTGGACGTTTTTTCAAAGACCTCATTTGAGATCGATTAAGTCTGTGTCTCTGAATTGTATATTCAGCTTCAGACATATTTCGAGCATCTGGATCAGGATATAAATCCCAGATAGAAACGTATTCTACTTTTGGAATCGTTTCGAAAAGAGGATCATAGTTCCCTTCCTCATCCCAATTTGGATATTCCTTGTCGAAAGCAAATGGCCCTTTAAGAACACCTGTACCAAAGAGGCAAGTCTCAAATGCTACAGATCGAAGGTGTTTGGATGCGTTTGTTTCGTCCAACTGATCGTGCATCTTACGTTCCATGCGGTCTGCAGCACGTTTTGCAGGTTCATATGTAATAGAACTGGTGGTTTTACCCTCGCCTAGTTCTAATTCATCATGCACAGGAGCCAAAGCGTCCTTAAATGGCCCTAAATCACGGTCTAAATTAGGTCTAGCTATGGCCCGTTTAGGCTTATACGAAACCCCTATTTTTTCCTTTATTTTGTCCTCTGTGATGGCATTTGGATCATAATTTACCGCTTGTGCCACGTTATTTGGATCTCTTCGGGCTTCAATACCTATCGGGAACTTAGATCCTGCAAATAATACGTCTACAACCTGTGCATATGCAGCCAAAACCTTGGTTTTAGTGATCTTAACGAAAGCTTGGCTCTTTTCCGTGTCGGTAAATTGCACTTCGGGGCCGTATATACCCCTGTAGTTACGGTAAGACATCAGCCAACGCTCTTCATCCGACAATCTTTGGTCTTTTGAGCGTCTAAACTGGCTTTCGATGAAGGATGCTAACTCAGAAAACTGAATATTTTCCTCTTCAACGTCACCATCTTCTTCAAGAGAGACTACATCTGATAATTCAGTCTGATCTTCGGGTGCAGGGCCAGTAGGTTTATCCATTAATGCCATATTTTAGTATCCAAATCTTGTATCTGAGGGGGTGTACCGCTGTATTGGAACGCCTTGACCCATATCGAAGGGTGAAAAGGCTTTCGGGCGGCTCATAATTCCATATCTAACGCTATCGTATGTGTGGTCTGAGGCGTGTCTTGGGTCTATATCGTCTGAACCCTTTGGATCTGATGGAATTACGGGTAAATCTGCTATAATCTGTCGGCAGGTGTTGAAGAAAATAATACCTGCGGTTTCTGTTACAGGGTCTACCTTTAAAACTTCGTGAAATCTGTTCTTTCCTGCTACTCTTGCACCTGCAGAACGGTCACTTGGACGCCATCTGCATCCTATGCTAATCATTTCTTCCGCAATAGACGGGCCAATCTGCCCACGATTATGCCAACACGAACTGTCCAGTATGCCGTATTGAATGCTTTCCCCTTGTTCCGCTTCGAGAACCGCTTGAGCAAGGTCTTTACCAGTGTGTTTCGAGAGATAAAGTTCACGATAGACGTATAAAGTCTCGTAGCTTGGATCAATAGCGAACCAGTGAACCGCAGAATACGAAGAGTACCCATAATCACAACTCCTAAATCTGCGCCAATCGGGGGGAATATCAAACGGTTCGCAGACATGGACTGATTGTTTAAACTCTGGGAACGCTGCGCCATCCGCTACAGCCCAATCTCCCTCTAGTAATTGCCGCCTTTGCATTTCTGGAAGTGCTAAAAGGTTGGCTTCGTACTGCCCGTCCTTCATCAGGTAGGGGTTATCTTTCAAAGTTGCAGGTATGAACCTGCGGTAGAACAACGGCTGTCCTTCTTTTTCATGTCCTTCGGGAAATGTGAGTGTATTCCCTGTATCGATGTCCGTTGCTGCAAACTTTATATTCCCTGGGGCAGGATCTACGAACATCTTCTTGACCCATCCATGTCCTCTACCACCTGGGTTTGTCGTAGCCCGTTGGAATAGTGGCAGGGTTGGATCTGTAGAACGCAAACGAGAGCGCATATAGTTCCAAGCAAAGGGCGTTGCGTACTGGGTAAGTTCGTCAAAGGCTATGTAGCTGAAAGACAAACCTTGGTATCGAAGTACATCCTCATCCCGTTCAAGGTAGGTCATCCATAATTTACCACCGCTAGGAAAGACCCACTGACTTTTCTTTTCTTGCCACTTTGCTTCAGGATAAATCTTTGGGTAAAGCTCTTGAGACTTCCAGATTAGTTCCCGTAGTTCGTCATTTGTACGTCTAAGTATAAGACCGCTAAAGTTACTATTATTAAAATAGCGCATTGGGTCAGCGAGTAGAGCATATGATTTCCCCGATCCTGCACTGCCCCCGTATAAAACCTCACGTTCACTAGCTGCTAGAAAGTCTGTCTGAGGGCCTGGATTTGGTTGAAAAACAACTTCACGTTCTTGTTGTTCTTGGGTGATAACTCCGAAGTCTAGTGTTTCGGAAATGCTTTGAAACTCTTCTTCAGCTTCGACATCTGCACCTGTGTGCTTCGCAAGCTTATTCTCCATCATGGTTTTGATACGCTTGCTGTCGGCTATCTTGCGTCTTAGTCGAGCTTCTGTCTTTGCATCTTTCGTCTTAGGCTTAGACTTATTATTCTCTTTCTTCAGAGCTTTCAGGCGTTTGCTTTTGGGCCTATGCTCTGCCCAGATATTTCGTAGACCTTGGTGGGAGATTGTACGCTCAAGTTTATCGTTGAGCCACTCCGTAACCTTACGTCCACTATACCCTTCATCTAGATGATCTAAGGCTTGTTCGATCAGTGGGGTATAATCTTCATCAGGGATTAACTGTAGAGGATCTTCATCACTGGCCTTGTAGCCGTAGGGTATTCTCTGGGTTCCGTTTTTTCTAGTTTTGTTTTTCCAAGTCATCGGCTTTTGGGGGAAGAATGAACATACCGCCACCGTTATTGGTGACCTCAATCTTTTCTTTCTTAATTAAGCCTGTGCGGTCTAATACCTCACGGGCTGCGTTGATTGCATTCCTAGCTCCCAATGCCGTTGGATCGTTCAGGACATCGATCAAACCGTGTGCAGCCTTTGGCGCATTCATGGCTAACATCATCGATGCTCTTTCAATAATCTCTTCACGCAACGGCCCCGTTACTTCACCCTGATTGGTTCCCTTACTGTATCCTGCTAAGTCCATAGCCTTACGGATATTACCACGGGCTTCACCCATCAGAGCCTCTAAAAAAGCAGCTTGCTTTTCAGTATATTTTTTCTCAGTCATTACTTTACCTTAAAAATACGAAACACAGACCTACTGCGCCTGTGGCGATCATCCAGAATATACGTTCTGCAAAGGCTATCTTCTGCCCTCGCACAATGGCTTGTCTCTCCATTTCATCTAGTCGATCATCTGCCTTTTTCTGGTACTCGACTATGTTATCCATCCGCTTAAATGCCGTGACCATACGCTCTTCCATGCGAACCATTTCAACCATTGCTTCAGATAACTTATCCACCTTAGTCTCAATCCGATCTAATCTATCTTCCATCCCTTATGCTCCGTTTTTATAATTCGGTACGCACTCAATGGAAATGCGATAGAATTGGTTATTCTCCCACCTAGTCCAAGAACTTTCTTCTGCAATTTGGGTACACTCGATTTCAGTCATGGGAGTATTGTAAACGTACTGATTACCCATATAGACCCAATCCAACCCATCGTTGCCCCACATTGATATTAATAAGACGAAAGTTTCCATTATTTCTTTTTCCAACTTACTCTCTTCGCAGAGGTCTTTTTCTTTGTGGCAGCTTTTCCCTTTTTAGTTTTGCACTGCGCCATAGTTGGTCTACAGGCAGGATAGCCCCGTTTACTTTTTTTGCGAGATTTGCGTCCACAGGGCTTTCCTGTTTTGCAATCTACCCATCCTGTACCATCATTTTTTTTAAACCAATCATGGAGACTGTTAGGCTTTTTTCTTGCTGCCACTTTTCTTTCCCCAATTCTTAGCTCCGACTTTGCGGCATTTAACTAAAGCCCCCGACCCGTAAGCTGAAGGCCACGTTCCCCCGTTTTTGGTGTAGGCGTTTTTTACCTTGTCGTAACAGGCATCACGTTTCGCTGTCTTTTTCTTTTTAGGGGAAGATTTCTTTTTAACTCTTGCTGCCATATTCATTCCTCATAATATGCAGAGCTATAGATTTGCTTCTGGTGATAATTCGAATGAAGCCTTTGGGATCGTACAGGATGTATTTGTAGCCCCGTTCCACTAGCGTCATTTTTTAGATTTTTTAGCTTTCTTCTTTGCGGTTTCGCTCAAATCTTTAAAGTGAAACAGCTTCTTACTTGTCTTGCCGTGCTTTGCGCCTGAATGCAGATCCCCGTTGGGCATCTTGTGTGTGCCGCCAGTGTGTTCAGTACCATCACGAAAATAATGTTTTTGACCTTTTCCCATCTTACCACTTTCTGCAAGACCAGTATCGTGCGGTAAACTTATCCTTTGCCGTGTCGCACTTGTGTCTTGCTCTAAAACTCTTACGCCTTTTGGGATTGCTCTTTCGAATTTTCATATTTGGATCGCCAAAGCGAATAATCTTTTCTTTGCCATCCTTACAGGCTTTAACCACAAACTTCTTAGAACCGCCTGAAGTACGCCTAGGCTTGTTGCACTTCATCTTGGACTTATCGATCTTAGCCATTTCTATCGACCTCAAAACATTCTACTGAACTGGCAGAGTTGGTGATCAGGACTTTGGATTTATTGAGTTCGATCTGGCAGTTTTCTTCAGAGCCGTATGTTCCAATGTGGTAATACTCAAACTCGCCATGCATGAACTGTAACCAGATTAAAAACCACATCTAAGTAAAGAACCACCAATAAGCTAAACCGCATATACCGCCCCACATCACTATGACAATGAATGCCCAAGTTAGCATTTCCCGAAGCTCTTCAGCTTCCTTCTGCTTCTTACGCAGGGCTTCCTTACGCTGCCGCCTCATCTGTGCTTGGTAAGCCACCCAATCATCATACAATCCAGGTCTTCCGAACAAACGCATATGGGACTCTAATTCACGCTTCTGTTCCTTGAGTTTGTCTAGGGCAAGAAACTCTTCGAAGTCATCACCTGCTTTACCTAG